AGTACCTGAAGTAACCCCAATCTTAGATGCGGAATGGTGTTTTCAATTTTTTAACAATGAGCCGGTGGTATTTGCATTCTCAAACGAAGGCGAAATCGCTTCACCATTACAAATGAAAATTGAACCAACTGAAGGACAAGGACTAAATTTCCAACAAAACGGAATGACCTTTAGACTTTTCCCAAGACCAATTTCCGAAGAAACAAAATTAGAAAGAAAAAAAGAAAATGAAAGTAAAGATTAAAAAATTACATTCCGATGCCGTTATCCCCACCTATGCAAAAAGTGGGGATGCCGGTATGGATTTAGTAGCAACATCAATTAAGTTTGATGGTACGCAAGTTACATACGGAACAGGATTAGCAATGGAAATACCAGAAGGATTTGTAGGATTAGCATTTCCTCGTTCATCTATCCGTAAAACCGATTTATCATTGAGTAATTCAGTAGGTGTGATTGATAGTGGTTATAGAGGTGAAATACAAGCAACTTTTAATCAAAAATCTTTATCTAAAGATGGCCAAATTTTATATGGAGTTGGTGATAGAATTATGCAAATTATGATTATCCCACATCCAACAATTGAATTTGAAGAAGTAAATGAATTAAATAACACCGAAAGAGGCCAAGGCGGATTCGGTTCAACAGGAAAATAATACAATATGAGCTTTTTCGCAAACGATATTAATAAAAGAGAGCATAGCTTATGGGTGGAAAAATACCGCCCACAAACTCTTGCTGACTATGTTGGTAATGAAACCATCAAAGAAACAATTCAACAATATTTGGATAACAACGATATCCCTCACTTACTACTTTATGGTAAAGCGGGTACGGGTAAAACCACATTGGCTAAACTAATCGTAAACACAATCAAATGTGACTTTATGATTATCAACGCATCGGATGAGAATAACGTTGATACAGTTCGTAACAAAGTAAAAGGATTCGCATCATCGGTAGGATTCTCTGGATTCAAAGTAATCATCTTAGATGAGTTTGATTATATGACTCCAAACGCACAGGCAATCCTTCGTAACTTAATGGAAACATTCAGTAAGCATTGCCGTTTTATTTTGACGTGTAATTACATTGAGAAAATCATAGACCCGATTCAGAGTAGATGTCAATCTTTCGCAATCACACCTCCGACTAAAAAGGATGTGGCAATTCAGGTAGCAAAAATATTAGATTCTGAAAAGATTACATATGATATTAAGAATGTAGCTGATATCGTAAGTTCATATTATCCAGATATTCGTAGAATCCTAAATACTTGCCAACTACAATCGGCAAAAGGAGAATTAAAAGTAGACCATGCAATTATGGTTGAATCCAATTTTCAAACTAAGTTAATTGAACTACTTAAATCATCAAATGATAAACGAAATTTGTTCATAAACATTAGACAAGCAGTAGCTGATAATAGATTAAATGATTATTCAGAAATGTATTCTATGTTATATGATAAGGTAGATGATTACGCTGCTGGAAATACAGCAAATGTGATACTTACCATAGCAGATGGGTTATCAAAAGATGCTTTAGTAGTAGATAAAGAGATAGTGTTTATGAGCACAATTATTCAAATTTTAAATATTATAAAATGATAAACGAACAATTTCAACAACCGCAGATTGATTTAAAAGATACACGAGATGTACCATGCGAATGTGGTAATTTAATCTTTATGCCGGGTTATAGATTCCGTAAGGCTTCTAAATTATTAACAGGTGGTGAAAAAGATACTGTTATGCCATTCGAAGTATTCTTATGTACAAATTGTGGTAAACCATTACAAGAGTTTTTACCCGATGAATTGAAAACTCCAAAAGAAGAAAAATAATGGCAGTTAAAAAGTTATTCGACCATCTTAATGCAATTACGGCGGAGCAAGACCCAAACTATTTCGATAAATTATCGGAAGAGGATTTAAAATCGTGGAGTAACTTTATGATTAATCGATTCCTTTCTATGAAGCCGGAATGGGTTGAACTAATTGCATCCCTATTACCCTTAACGCAAACTCTTCAACCAAAGGAGATGTACAAATTATATATTGGCGTTTTACCAAAAGGTAAGCAATATTTAAAATATACTAAAGGCAAATCCGAAGATAAGTATGAGGAGTTTTTAGTTGAATTGATTAAGAAAGATTATTCGGTGCCAGAATCACAGGCATTAGAATATATAGATATCCTTTACTCAACTAGAGAAGGTAGAGAGAATATAAAATATATTTGTGAAATGTATGGCGTAGAGAAAAAACAAATTACGAAACTTAAATTAAAGATATAATTCTTTGGTTTATTGAAATAAAATTCGTATATTTGTTATATGGCTAGAGTATCATTTTCACAATATAGTATGTGGAGTAATTGTCCACAACAATATAAACTATCTTATATAGATGGTTTATCCACATCAAAATCCAATATACATTCTGTATTTGGTTCAGCAATGCACGAAACATTGCAAGAGTATTTAAGTAGATGCCTTCGTATCTCCAAATCACAAGCTGATAAGGGGATGAATACGAAGGCTTTTCTTAAAGAAAAGATGAGAGAATTTTTTATCAAAGAATCCAACGAAGGAAAAGACCCTATATGTTCTAAAGAAGAATTAGTAGAGTTCTTAGAAGATGGATATCTAATTTTAGATTACTTTCAGAAATCAAAAAACTTCAATAACTTCTTTTCTTTACAAGATGATGAATTAGTTGCTATTGAGCAAGTTATTAATACTAAGATAGGTGAACACGTTAACTTCTTAGGATTTATAGATTTCATTGTTAGAAGTAAAACAACTGGCAGATATCGTATTACCGATTTCAAAACATCTACTAAAGGTTGGAGCAAATACCAAAAATCAGACCCGGTTAAAAATACTCAAATACTTTTATATAAGAAATTTTATGCAGAGTTATTAAGTATTTCGCCTGATATCATTGATGTGGAATTTATGATTCTAAAACGTAAGGTATCAGAAAATGCAGATTATCATATTCCCCGTATTAGTAGACACGTACCTGCTAGTGGCAAATCATCTATGAATAAAGCATGGAAAGGATTTACTGAATTTGTAGGTAACGTATTTAATGAAGATGGTTCATATAGAACTGATATAGGGTTTTTCAAAAAGCCATCAAAACTATGTAGTTGGTGTGAGTTTTTAGGAACACATTGTGATGGAAAATAATTTTTTGTATATATATGTATATACAAATAATAACAACTATGGCAGATTTAAAATTAACAACTGTTAAGGTTATAAAAAGGTTATACGATGAGGACTTTAAGATTATCACAATACATGGTGGTATCAATTTTCAAAAACTCGTTAATAGAACCTTAGACCTTTACACAAAAAACGAACAATTTAGAAAACAATTAAATGAATACACTGTTTTACAAATAAGTGGTTCACAATTTTAAGAAACAAAATAAGTTATGGCAAAAAAGAAGATTCTGTTACTTTCAGATGACCTTAGAATGACGAGTGGTATAGCTAATGTATCTAAACAATTAGTATTAGGTACATTAGATAAGTACAATTGGGTTCAATTAGGTGCAGCAATTAAACATCCCGAAGCAGGGAAAATTTTAGATTTAAACGATAGTGTTAGAGAACAAACAGGTGTAAAAGATGCATTAGTTAAAATCTATCCATTTGATGGTTATGGTAATGCTGATATTATCCGTCAGTTATTAATGGTTGAAAAACCCGATGCAATTCTACACTTTACCGACCCGAGATATTGGTTATGGTTATATGAGATTGAGCATGAAATTCGCCAATCAGTTCCTCTTTTCTTCTATCACATTTGGGATGATTTACCAGACCCAAAATATAATAGAAATTACTACGAAAGTTGTGATTGGATTGGATGTATTTCAAAACAAACATATGGTATCACCAAACGAGTTTGGAGTTGGGATAAAGAAAAACATTGGACACCTCCAGCCGATTGGCAAGTGAGTTATGTACCACATGGTATTAATTCTGATTTATATAAACCAGTAGAAGTTCCAAAAGAATTTAAACAATCCATTTTTGGTGATAAAGAATATGAATTTGTTCTATATTGGAATAATAGAAATATTCGTAGAAAACAACCAATGGATGCTATGTTGGCATTTGATAAATTCAGAGAGGCGTTACCTGAAGATAAACGAGATAAGATTTGTATGGTAATGCATACGGCGCCGGTCGAAGAGCATGGTACGGATTTACCTACATTTATAGAACATTGTATTCCAGAAGCAAATATTATATTTGCACCCAACAAATATACGGAGCAAGAATTAAACTATCTATATAATATAGCTGATGTAACAATCAATGTAGCATCAAACGAAGGATTTGGATTAGCAACTGCAGAATCGGTAATGGCAGGTACACCAATTATACTAAATGTATCAGGTGGTATGCAAGACCAATGTGGATTTAGAGATAAAGGTACGGGTAAATTATTAACTGCAGAAGATTATGTAGAGATTGGTTCATTACATGATAGACATAAAAAAGCAGGTGTAGTTTGGGGAGATTGGGTTAAACCAATTTGGCCGGTTCGTTCAACAACAGGTTCAGTTCCTACTCCATATATTTTTGATGATAGACTTGA